CAATCTATGGACTTTTATGTTAACTTTAATTTAGATGAAGAATTTAACGAAACAATAAAAAGTAGATTTAGAGATACATTTAATTACAATAGTTTTAGTGAGGGCGAGAAAATGAGAATTGACTTGGCCTTACTTTTTACTTGGCGACAAATTGCTAAGATGAAAAATAGTACAAATACAAACTTATTAATGTTAGATGAAATATTTGATAGTAGTTTAGATGGTCAAGGTATGGACGACTTCTTTAAAATTATCAAACAGTTTGAAAATGAAAACATCTTTATTATATCTCATAAAGGCGATATATTATTTGACAAGTTTACCAATATTATTAAGTATGAAAAATATAAGAACTTTACGAGGTTACAACAAACATGAAAGAACTAAAATTAATACCACCAACAGACCCTAGAGTTAACAATGCAATAGCACCATTTGTTGACGATATGTTAAAAGACGAAGATATAAAAGATAGACAAGAATTATCAGACGCAATGTTTGAATCAATGAGCAAATACGGTGGCATTGGTTTATCAGCTAATCAAGTAGGTTTACCTTTTAATATGTTTGTTATAGGTGGTCATCCATCAATTGAAAAAGGATTAAAGATGACCTGTTTCAACCCTATGATAGTATCAGCTAGTGAGGAAACTGTTAGAATGAAAGAGGGTTGTTTAACTTTCCCATTTATATTTTTAGATATAGAAAGACCAAGAAAAGTAGTTGTAAAATATACAGACAATAAAGGTGATTTACAAGAAGCACATCTTGACGGAATGATGAGTCGTATATTTCAACATGAATATGACCATATGTTAGGTAGAAACTTTACAGAAAAAGTAAGTAAGTTTAAGTTAAAAAGAGCCATGGAAAAAAGAGATAAAATGCTCAAAAAGATAGATAAATCAAACAAGGCTTGACTTTTATAAT